AGTCAGCGGCAAGTCCGGGTCAGGTGTTTTCGGTTCTGTTACGAAAGCCGACAATGGCAACTTATCAAACAGCGCACCGTAATGGGGTAGGTACGTCTCGAAATACAAAGCCCGTCCGGGTATGCTCTTGGCGCAGACCCATATGCCCTTCACAAACTCGCCATGCCCGTCTTGCAAGTCGCGCAGGTATTCCTTGCGGACCCAGACATGTTGGGCTGGTAGGTTTGTGATTAGGTAGCTCATTTTACCCCTAGCGCGGAGTCAATCATGTCTTCCCACGCATCTACTGCGTCATCTCTGTCGTGCCCAAGGTCCACGCACAGATCTATCATCTCCTGAGTCGGCTCCCGCATGGCTACAATGGCTGCGCGCGCGCCAATGCGCCAATAGTTTTGCGATTGCTCTGACTGATTGTCCCACGTTGGCGGCGGCGTAACATGGCCGTTGACGCCTGCATGCATGGCGCGAGCAATTTTATCAATCATGTCGGTCATTTGCGGGTGTACCTTGCGTCCTGGGCTTTCTTAAGATCATGCAATCTATCATGGCATTTGTTGCATAAAGCGATCAGCTCGAAGAGGAATTCCTGGCCTACATTCTTATAGGTGACATGGTGAGCCTGTTTAGAGAAGTTCTGCCGGCAACCCTGGCATACTGGATCTCTAGCGCGGACGGCTACTGACTTAGCGCGCCATTCGGGCGAGGCTAAATAGGTATTATAGTTGTCCCACCAAATTTTCTTTTCAAAAGCATTTTGCCTTTCATAATACGTCTTCGACGTATCCGTCCAGTTTTGCTGTAAAGCATCGTTCCATGGCGTTATGGGCGCGCTGCTTGTTACGCTAGGGTCATCGTGTGCTATCGCGCTGCCTACGGGCGCACCGCAATCAGCGCATTGTCGCATATAGATTGTACGCCCAATGGCGTCAGTTCTATGCGTAAGGTACATAGCCTTGCAAATATGTTCGGGATAATATCTTTCCATGTATCACCTAGAACGGAATGTCATCGTTAAAGCCTTCGAGATTTCTTACGTCTTGCTTTGGATCAGTCTTCTTGCGCCCGCGTTTAACCACTTCGCGGCTGCTCACATGGGCGGGGCCGTTCTTAAATGTCTCGCCAGTGCCTTCCAGCAAGTACTCGACAAAGTTCACGCCGCCATCGACAGGCGTCCCATGCACCAGGGCGGGGATGAATAGGTGGCTGTCACAGCCCTTGCGCTGGGCATCGGCTGACAGTTCCTTGTCATACTCATGGCAATGCCACTTGCCGTCTCCCTGGGGCGTGGAGTGGCAGCAAGTCCGGCAGTTGGCCTCGGCTGGCTCCTGCTGGTGGCACTTCTTGTACATATCGCACATCTTGCACAGCCAGTGCGTCGGGTCTTGGCTGATCTTGTCGGCGGGCGTGGTACGCCTGATTGTACGCTCTGCCCGTACCAGCAAGTCCCTGTATGTCTCTTTGTTGAAATGCACCCATTCGGTATGCAAGTCATCCGTGTTCTTATTCACGCAGATATACATGGCGCGATCTAATTCCATCATGCCCATGTAGGTCTGCATCTGGGCGTAGTGCTGGGGCTTCTCGGCCTGGACGCCCTTAGCCTTTAGGGCGGTGAATGCCTTATCGTTGGCGGTTTTGATTTCTATTACAGCCCAAGTCTTACCTTCGACAAACCCACGGCCAATGCCATCAAGGCTTCCCCCAAAATGGCCCGTACCGTCACGGCAGGAGATCTGCTTGCCGTTATCTTCAGTATGAAGCTCTATGCCTATGGCGCGAAGCTCTTCGTAGACACGCTCCTCCTCGCGCTTGCCAGTGCCAAACAACCGAAGGACGCGCCCCCCAAATTGGGGGGACGCAGCCCAACGGAATGTCAACCATAAGAAACGGTCACAGTGATGCCCGATCAAGGACGCACCCAGATGCTCGCGGTGATCCTCTTTCTTGCTTTCGTACCATTCGTAAATCTTGCGAGCGGTACTGTTCTGTCGTTCGGGCACCGGGGGCATTATTTCGACTTCCAGGGCTTTTTGCCGGATGTCACAGCCACCGCCGGCTTGTTGATCTCAAACGCAGCTTTGGCGCTTGAATAGCCACGCACTTTGTTCCTGGTCGGATCACGACGATCAATTTCCAGGGACAACTTGAACGGAATGTCATGCAGCTGTTCGGTACTCTGCAGCTGGGAAATACCGCAGGCATCGCTAACAGACCGCAGCTGGCCGCGCGCTCTCTTTTCAGTCTCAGTGTCAGCATGATCTACATTCAAGCGATCCCAGATCTTACGGCGGGCAAAATTGCCGTCCGTAATCTCAATGACAAGCTCAATATATCGACCATTACCGGCCTTCGTTTCCTTAACGTCAGAGCTGGTAATCATTGCGTTATAATCGCCCTTCGGCAGGGGGTCGAAGTTAGAAAGTTCCGGGACGGCGTAGTCTGCAATATCAAAATCTAGTTCAGGCATTGGTCTTCTCCGTGGTTAAATGATTGCTTGAATAAAGGCATTCCAGGACAGCGGGATGCTTTCTGGAAGGTTGTAGCGGTTTTTGGCCATATAGGCCGGCTTCTCGCTCGTATAAAGCAGGCGCTCGCCTGTGCTAATTCCGCGAGCAACTGCCTTGTTAAACCCGACATCCGCATTTTTCACGATGGTCTTGTAGTTTGCGAACAGCAGGGCATCGCACCATTCGCGCACAACAGCATTGCTGCGCTCCTGGAGTTTGGGTTGATAACGGTCATAGGGTTCCGTCTCAGGGCTATCGAACCGCTTGATCGTGGTATGAGCGATCAGGATGACCGCCATGCCCTTATCGTTCCTGAGCGCATTGAAGCCTTCCAAGATCTCGCGCCATTTCTCTGCAGCGATCAATGCGCCCTTACCGTATGCAAGCTCCTTGGCCTCATGCTTGGCCTCGATCTCACGCTGTATGATAGCTTCCAGCCAGTCCAGGCTGTCCAGCACAACAGTCTCGAAGTCATGCTTCTCAGTGTACAGGCTATCAATAGCGCCCATGACATCATCAAACGACTGGGCCATTGGGAAGTGATCGACTTTAAGCGAACCCAGGCCGTCCTCAGTCAGAATGAAGATGGGCTTAGTCGCGCTTGCAGCGAAGCTGCTCTTCCCTATGCCCTCTACCCCGTAACATACCACCCTAGGCGCAGCGATGGCCTCGTTCTTGCGTATGCTTTTCAAGTCAAAGGTCATCAGTTGTCTCCTCAATGGTTACAGCGGTTTTGCTGGGCTTTGTGGTTATTGCAATGGCGATAACGCGCCATAGATCAGGGCAATTCGCCCGAATGTGCTTAAGCATGGCCTCATCAGCCTTGATTTCAACCTTGATGGGCTTGATTTCCCAGTCTTTAACCAGGGTGGTCAGCTTGTCCAGGTCAGCTTTGTAAGACAGCTTGCCCGTGGATTTTATCCTGTAGCTATTGCCAAGCTTCCTATAAGAGACGCCCTCTTCCTTAGGGGGCACCAGCTCAAGAATGCGTTCTTCTATGTTGATGCGCTCTAGATTGGCTTCGCGTTCGGCCTCTTTGGCAACGAGCCATTCTTCAGCTAGCTGGTCTAGGATTGTGTCGATGTTGGATTTGGTCATGGCGGTCCTCATGTTTGCCCTATTTTCTAGGCGGCGGCGTAGGTCGGCTCCCAATTCTAACGGCTGCGGACCTTTTTCGGCGGCCAAAATGGCCTTTATGATAATTTCGGCTAAGGTCATTGTCGATCTCAAATCAGGCGCGATAGTCGTATCACCACCTTTGCCTGGCCCGCAAGATGTTTTTTTGGTAAAATGCCTGTTGCACAAGATTAGTGGGCGTGCATACTTGGCGAATCACTAAAGAAGGGCTTAATCATGGCACATATTAAAGGCCGATGTGAACCGGCTTATTCGACAATTCGTCGCCTCGGCGGCGTGACCAAAACAGCCAAGCTCCTCAAAATCAATCTCAGCTCAGTCAGCCGCTGGATGGTCCCGACGCCTGGGACCAACGGCACAATCCCGCAACGCCATTTCCCCGCCATCCTAAAACATGCAGCCCGGCACAACATAAAGATAAGCCTACAAGATCTAGTAAGTTCCAAATAAGGCTGCACACAATGAAGAATAGTGAGTTTCTGGCGGCCATCTATGGCCCGCTGGTGGACAACTATGGCTGGACTACATCCTTTTCAGTAGATCCAAACTTTAGTAAATCCGGCATGTGGGCAGGCAGTCCATGGCTTGGCACACCCAATGAGAACATATTTATTGATAAGCGCCAGGAGGATAACAACTTCTTCTGCGTGTCTGTTATGGAAGTACCAGACACTAGGCGTCGGCGGACCAAGGATTCATTTCAGCGCATGGCCGTCTTGCTGGCCGATGATGCAGACATTCATCGCCTTGACGGCCCGGCATCGTACGTTCTGGAAACGTCAAAAGATAATTATCAGATCGGAATCCTGCTAGATCCGACAGATCCAGATACCAAAAACGGCCACCTGCTGGACGCTGTGCTTCAAGCCATGATTGCCAAAAGCTACATCAAGGCAGACAGCAGCGGTAATTCATTGGTGCGTTATGGGCGCTGCCCGGTAGGCTGCAACACCAAGAAACGCGATACAGGCATTTGGGAACAGCGCCTGCTGTATTGCGATCTGAAAGAGCCATACAGCCTGGCCGATGCCGTTGCGACGTTTAATTTAGACCTCGAACAGATCCGTAATTACACCTACAAAGACAATCCGGCCAAATCCGTTGCAATGAGCAACGCGACAGGCACGGCGACAGACTACATCAAGTCGCTAATGCATCCTGATCCAGAGGAACGTGACTATCACGAACCCCTGCTAAAGCTTTCCGCCGGCATGGTGGCAGCCGGCATGCGTCCAGGCGCAGTGGTTAATTTCCTGCGCTCCCTGATGCTAACCATCAAGCCGGAAGTCGGGCCGGAGCTTGACCGCTGGGAAGCGCGCTTTGGCCCTGAACTGCCACGCATGGTGGCCAGCGCCGAAGCTAAGTATACCGAAAATAGGCCTGCCATTGAAGCAGAAGGCCTGATTATGACGCCTGAACAGGTGATCGAGCGGACCCAATCGCAACGATGGCTTGTGCGAAACCTTGTGGCTAGCAATTCTGTAGGCATGGTCTTCGGAGCGTCCGGGACATTCAAGAGCTTCATCGCGTTGGACATGGCCCTGCATGTCGCTGGGGGTATGCCGTTTGCCAAGCAGGATGTAGTCCAAGGCCCAGTGATCTATGTCGCAGCCGAAGGCGGTGCTGGTATCGGACGCCGCATCCAGGCTTGGCAGAAAGAGCATTGCGCCTATCCCCTGACCGATGTCGGCATCGTAATTCAGCCCCTGCTTTTGTCGCTGAAGGAAGAGATAGACCTGCTGAAAAAGGCTATCCAGATGCAGCCTAAACCGCCAGTTTTGGTGGTCGTAGATACCCTCGCACAGACGTACTCCGGGGATGAGAATAGCTCCAGCGATGTGTCGGCCTATCTGCGCGCCCTGGGCGACATCA